GGCGGGGGGCTCCCAGGTTTAAGTTGACAAGCTACTGCAATAACTCATCCTTTCAGCTGGGTCCCGACAAGGCCAATTCTTTTAAGCGTCAATGTGGCCGTTGGACGCGAGGGGATGAAGCTCCCCCCTAACTCATGTGCTCCGGGACTGGAAAGTGGTAGGCATGCTAAGCCTAGCTCTAGCCAATCCGACGTCTAACCTATTAAGTTGCGGAATTGAAGTGTACAGTTCCAAAATGTCCGCATAACTGGGCAAATGATTTAACCAGTAACTATCAAAAGTGGTCCACTCAAGGTCCCACAAAGTTAGTTGTTGCATAATTCTGAAGGTAGGAATTGGGGTTGGTGTTACACGAAGGTTAAGCAGCCAGAGGTGATATTGTTCCAGCAGGTGTCGCGAGCTTTCGTTCCAATAGCTCGTGATGTACAGACACGAAGTGCGCATTAGCTCAAAGCTTAGCAGTTCTTTCACTTCCCACGACTTCAAATCGGTATGCTCTCTTGAGAAAGGATTATACTCTGGGTACATCATTGACTCAATTGTCTTTGAGAACTCAGGAGCAGGTACGACAATCCCAACCTCTATGAAGAAATTTGACAAGAATTTGACAGATTTCCCTTCAACAGGCTCAGGACCAGATATGCTTAACTGTGGCGTACAATAAGAGTCGGAACCCTTAACCTCTAGACCGAATAATTTACCCATTGCACTTGCATATTGAGTCATTAATGTAGCGCTGGACACCCTTGAGTTAGGTAGGTTGTCTATTGCTACAATTACATCATCCCCAAATGTCCACGCACGTGCATCCCACCCAAGGAACCTAAAAGCAAGTTCCTGCATTAACCAATTCGCTTCACTACCGAGCTGGGAAGTCCACGGATCTCCACTAGCCACACCGCGCCCCTTCATATACACCTCCCCAGTAGGGAATGCAATTTCAGTGTGCACTAAATGATTGAGTTCAGATTTCCAGTACGCCTGACTTCCACTGCAAGCTTTAAAACGATATGAGATTCTAGTTAAACCCCATTGAATGATTTCAGCAGGTACAGTTTGGTCATATCCAGAAAAGTCAACACACAAGTATGTGACAGGCTTCTTTGTACCTG